TGCCGACATCGCAAGTGAAGTAGCAGCATCGCTAACGTAAGACTCACTAGCCTGCATACCCTTAATGAGTCCAGCACCAATGTGCTTACCCATCTCCGTAGTCACCTTAGACGGAGAAGCAATCTGTAACGCATCCTTCAGCGCGTTCTTAACAGCGGCAGCCAAAGAATTAGCCTTAGCAACCAATGGACCGCGCATGGATTCCATACCAGCAATCAGCCCGTGAACAGCCTGAGCACCAATGGACATCATCTGCGGGGGCATCGTCTTCTGTAACGCTAGGAACTTGTTGTTGATGGAATCAGCGTTATCGTTCAGACTCTTATCAATCGCAATACCTTGATCTATAAGAACTTGCTTCTGCTCTTCATACGCTTTCTTTGCGTCCGCCAACATTGCGTCACGTTCAACTTTCAGGTTCTCCGCGTACACGCGAGCCGCCGCCAAGTCAGCCTCACGACCCGCGTTAGCCAAATCCAATGCAGTCTGAGCAGCAGTAGCGGCAGTGCGTAACGGACCCACTATCGCTTCTTGCTGTGCAATCCCTGCATCAAACCACTGCTGTGATGCTGTCGCAGTGAACTCCGCAGTTTGCGCAGCGAGGTCAGCCTGCAAACTGTTTACCGCCTGCAAGTCTTCATTAGAAGATGCAGCCAACGCAGAAACAGTTTCCCCTGCGCCGCCAACTCCCGCCGCAACAAATTGCTTTACAAGGCCAGCATCCAATCCGCGTGCAATCAAATCCTTGATCTGCGTAGTGAAATCCTTGACCGCCTGGACGCGCCTTTTCAGGGAATCTACAAACGTAGAATCCTTGTCTGCCGTGACGTTATTCACAAATGCATTCAGGCCAGTGGCAAGCGCGTTCAGGAAATTGTCGCGTTCATTCTTTAGTGAAGATAGAACTGCATTCTCTTTGTCATAAGCGGCGGACGCTGCCTTGAGTGACGTTTCCAGTTTCGGAATTAGTTGCGCGTACTTTTCCTCAATGGCCTTAGTTGCTGCTGCTGCCGCACGGTCCAACTCATCATACTTAGTGTTAATGGCGCTCTGAGAATCCGAGTAGTCCTTATCTAATTTCTTCATCTGCGCATCAATATCTGCACGCACACGGAACAGCCTGACTTGCTCAGCGACATTTGCTTTCAAGGATTCGCGCTCTTGCTTCATTTGCGCCGCAAGCGTCTTTCCTTGCTTAGTCTTTGCTCCAGCAATATTGATCAAGTTGTTGTAGTAAGAAGCAAGGGAAGCGTCTAGTTGGTCGTACATTGAGATAGCGGAACCGATATCGCCAGTCGCACCAAACGCTTTCATTAGTGAAGACGGCTCACCAAACTTCTGTTGAGTAACGGTGTAAATTTCCTTGTACGACTTAGCGGCATCAACCAGTTTCGTCTTAACGTTGTCCAACAATTTAGTAAGCGCATCAAGAGCCTTACTTCCCTTGTCGCCACCCGCACCGAAAAGGTCAAGAGGTTTCGGCTTAGGCTTCGGCTTCTCCTTCGGATCTTCAGCAGCGGGATCATCTGAACCACCGCCAAACGCAGAGAACGTTACATGCTCAATTCTTACGTCGATTGTTTTACCTAGGCGCAACCAATCGGGCAACGAATTGAATTTGTCAATCAGTCCATTGATCAAGTCAATGGCAGCGTTAATCGCGCTTTCAATAAACCCGACAGCAGTCAATAAAGCGTTCTTAACGATGGAACCAATATTGCCGAACGCATCACCAATCGTCTTAGCAACTCTCTTGAACAGAGCGCCCACTGGACCAGTGTGTTCCATCACCCAGGTGATAGCGCCCTTCAATAGGTCAAATGCCTTGACAACAATTCCCGCGATAACTAGCGCAGTCATCTTGAAGATAGTTACTAGCACTTCAATTACTTTGATAACAACCTTGATAACGTTACCGATAACAGTGAAGTATCCACCTACAACTTTGAGCGCAGTCGCAAGAATCCCGCCAACAATATCCGTCACCTTCTTGAATATGTCTCCGATAGATGACGCAGACTTTCCAGCCTTATCAGTCTGTCCAGTGATCGACTTCCATGCGCCGATCAAATCATTAACAAGAACTCCAACGATTACTTTCACTTTGTCAATCAAGTCAGACGTTGCTTTACGCAACTGCTCCGAATGGTCGTAAACGTACTTGAACGCCAATGCCATAGCGACTAACGCGGCAACAATCGCCGCACCTATCAAGACATACGGATTAGCAAGAATGGCAAGATTCAGTTTGATCTGCTCCAACTTGGCGAGCATCGTTGCCTTCTCTAGCGCTCTCATAACGGTAGTCCCGAAAGACAATGCCTTGTATGCGCCAAGCAAGACAGCAGCAGCGCCAGCAATACCTAGAATCGCGGGAGCCATGTTTGCAAGAACTCTCACAACGTTAGAGACAGGTTCCTTCAAGTTGTTCAGAATGTTACTGAACGTTTCTCCGAACTTATTCACCGCATCCAGCAGAGCGCCGCCAATAGTTTCCTTGAAGTTGCCAAACGCCACCGCCATTTTCTGCGTACCAGTGGCAGTAGCGGCAGCAGTCCCCTTGGACTGCCCTTCAATCGCCTTCAGGATTGCATCTTGCGCTTCCATCATCTTGCCAGACTCCGCAAGAGTCTTGATCTTTTCTCTTTCGGCGGCAGTGAAAGTAACGCCAGACCTTGTAAGTGAAGCCAATCCCTTGATCGGGTCTTGCATTGCCTTACCAAGTTGAATTGCGTTCTGCTCAGCGGAACCTCCCAGTGCCGCCGCTAGGTCGTATGCCGCTACGGTTGTTCGATCAAACGCTCCGCCATTCTCATTCACTGTAGCAGTGAGATTCTTGAACGTCATCAACTTTGCCTGGACAACCTTGATGGAATCGTCATCCACCGCTATCTGATCTTGAAGCGTTGTAGCGTATGCCTTCACGCGGTCTGTAGCACCTTCGTAAACACCTGACACAAGACCCATAGCATCAGCAATAGCCTGCAGCCTTGCGTCCGCTACCTGAGCCTGCTGTGCTTCTTCGACACTGGACTTCAGGAACGCGTAAACGCTAGTCGCCGCTTTGACCGCACCAGCAGCAAACAACGCATACTTCGCGGTCGCTTTACCAGTTGCATTCGCCGTATTCCCTACGGCACCAGAGAAATTGTTTACGCTCCGCGTAGCCTGCTTTAGACCCGCATCAAGTTTAGAAGTATCGGCAGTGAGTGTTAGCCCAATGGGAGGCAAGTCAGACATTTATATACCGCCTAAGTAGGTCTGTACTAGCCGTTGGTAAGCGTCCACGTACGCTTGCCTGATTATACGGTTCTTTTTCATCATCGTTGGCGCGACGTAAGGACGAGCAGGCAACCTGTCCGAACCTAATTCCTGCACACGCGCATAAACAACAGTGGGACCAACGGAAACTGAATAGCCGTGAAACCCAGACTTCACTCGCCCCGTTTTCACCGAAGCACGCAACGCACCCGTAACGATGGAAGGAGGGGAACCAGGAGCAGACGGAGTCGGTGTTCCAGGTGCGTGCCTACCTGATTCGGTAAGAGTCAATTTGATTTGACGTTCCGCCTCAAATCCCGCCGCACCTAAAGTGGATTGTTGAATCTGTAACTGTGACAGGCCAGAGAGTTTATGAAGAGCAGCCAAGGTATCAGAATCATTAACCCGAACATGAACACTCATGCCTGATTCCTCTTATTCTCCGTCTCTATGTGAACACCATCTATTCTTAACATCCAATCCAACCACACAGCAGGCTGATCCTGTATCTGTTGGAAAGTCCAACCAAACTTTGATGCGAGCAAATAATCCCGCATCTCAGGGGGAAGCGGATACCTAGAATCCTGCGGTCCTCCGTCAAATGCCCACGCTATTCGACGGAGGGAACGAAAGGGGAATCCTCTTCAGGGGTCACCTCAAACGACGGCATCAAATCTTTCACCATCGGAGCGACTAGCGATTGGATTGCGTCATAGTCACGACTCGCCAAATCCTGTAACGCTTCAGCGGATACGTCAGTTTCCCATGACCACGATTCAATCAAGGCGATAGCGACAAGATCGTTAAACTCATACAGCGCATTAAGCGATGCTTCGTCTACGTCACCTTCAGCCGCATCATTAATCATGTTTGCCTTCGACTGCATTGAAGCAGCCTTAGCAAGAATTGGTCGCCGCCTGCGCTCCGAAACCATTCTCGGATCGCGCAGAGTCACCCAACCTTCATTGATACTGTGCTTAGCCATTTCCCGTCCCCTTCCATGTTTCAGTTAATTACCAATTACGCGTAGGTACCGCTGACCTTTGCATTCTGAAGCGTGACCTTGATAGGCGAGTAGCCTGCAGATGCGCCAGCGTCAGTCGTGTTAGCAAGAGCCTTGTAGTTCACATTCAGTTCAATGTAATCCTTGCCGCGCTCAATCTTTGCAACTGTGAACGCTGCCTTGGTCATGTTGAACTTGACCTGAACTGCGCTCGCACCAGTGCCGCTTGAGAAGTCAATCGCAAGAACAGGCTGACTATTGTTCAGGTAATAGTTCAACTGAGTGTCAGATTCCAGAACCAACATCAGTGAACCTTCAACGGTGACAGGTCCAGCGAACAACTGATACGGATTCTGAGTGTCATCCACTGTGTGAATCGGGGTTACGGGACGCGAGATGTTCACGTTACCTTCCGACACGACAGCAGTAACAGAACCACCTAGGCTGACAACGCCCGTCCAAGAAGGAAGCGGAGCGAGGGCGCTGAAAGACGGGGTCGGGTTAGCGGCAGTGACTGACTTGAAACCAAACGCCTTCGCGGAGTAGGTAAGCAGTGCATCGGCAGAGAACTTAGTGTCAATGCTTGCGAACTGTGTCCCTGCATACTGGCGAGTGCTTGACGATCCCAGCGAGTAGTAGTCAGACAGCGTGAACGTCGGAGGCTGACCGTTGCTTGCCTGCGAGTTGAGCAGAGCGACGTTATGAGTGTAAGGAGCCGAAGCGCCAGCGGTAACAACGTCGCCAAGAACACCGCTGTAAATGTAGCCGATGGTATCGGGGAACACATCGCCAGCAATATCAAACTCGCTGTGAATCTTTCCCTGAATAACGTTGAACTCTTCAGACATCGAACCGCGAATACCCTTGTCATCCAAGTACGTGATGTTGTCGAACGGGGTTATCGTGGTGAACGGGATGAAATCAGTAGCAGATGCAGCAGTGGGGGAACTACCAGGAGTCGGACGCGTCTCCTTAGCAATTCCCAGATAAGACCTAGAGCGGGGCAGCGCCATGACTACTCACTTTCCTTGACAACGGCAGTCTTCTCGATTGCCTTTTCGGTGAACTTTACAAGACCCGCCGCGTCTGTGTCTTCGGGCAACTCTACTACGTCACCAGCATCAACGGTAATACCGAACGTCGGGTAGACGCGTGCTTCCTGCGCTCTGAACTTTGCCATGCTCGTATCCTAACTATGTTGTGAGAACTTCGGAAACCTCAAACTGCACTGCTCCCCAGATTTCTGAAGAACCATCTGCAAGGACTTTCGGTTCCCCGTACAGTCCGACAAGAGAACGTTCCCCTGCCTCAAAGATTACTGGATAATCGTTCAGCCACCTATCTGAGCGAAGGTGAGCCTTGATTCCGTCAATAACACTGTCGAAGAAATCCATTGCTGCCTCTGAATGTGTTTCGATGGAATGGCAGAACACATCCAGTTCCACAGTGTAATGAACCCATTTCTTTCCTGAAGTTGCGCCGCCGATTGCAATGCGCTCTTCTCTTTCATCAACGATCTGCACTACTCCGACAGCGCCAGACTTAGTTCCTGCGGGTTGCCCCTTACGGAAGTCAGTTCCAGGGATGCGCTTAGGGAAAGATGTGTAACAGTTGTTAAGTCCTGCTACTGCTGTCGGGGCGAAGAACGCTTGGACCGCTGCACGGATTGTCGCCCTGGACATTAACGAATCCTTCGGAATGGCCTGAGAATGTCCCATGCTGCAGCGAGATCGTTAGCGGCAGCGGGATTAGCCGTCTGGATAGTTGAAGGTGTTAGTGATCCCATTACCAATGTTGCGTTACCGCGTGCTTTAAGGATTGCGGAAGTCACGTAGATAGCAGCCTGCTTGACGGCTGGCGGCAACGCAGAGACGCTAATACCTGCCAGGTGGGGGTAAGCCACTGGACGAGCCAACGGAAGGCTCCCTGGACCTGACACAGCCACGAAGGATGCAGCCACGGTAAGGAGTTCAGTGGAGGAACCGTCATACACCTGGAACTGATTATTAGGCAGGAATCCAGCCAGATCAACAACAGGAAGTGATGTTGCGGAAGCGCTGACGCTCGCCGTAAGTACCGTGTTCGCGTAACCATTAACGTAAGTAACAGAAATGAACTGTTCCTGCGAAGTCGAATAGTTACCAGAGAACTGGATCGGTCCCATGAAAGCAGTAGACATACCCTGCAACGGGATAACAATTGACTGATTCTCAATCCATGCGGTGGAAGCACTAACGGATGCCATGTTGGAAGGCAGCGAACCATATGACAACGCAACGAGTTCAGTGATCGGGGAGTAACGCGGATGCACCATCAAGAAACCGCGACGGTCCACACGCGCACGCATAGCCTCAGTGTCAGTAGTCGAAGCAAGAACCTGACCACAGTAAGAATCAATCCAAGAAGAAGCACGACCGATAACGTTAGTAAGTTCCTGGTCGTTAATGGCTTGCGTACCACCACCGACAAGATCATCGACATCTACCGCCGTAGGAGCCTGCTTGAATTCCGCAATCGTCAGATACGGAGTGGAGAACAGGGGCGAGATGGTCGTGATCGCGTTAGCCATTCTTTACGCCTTCCCCACCACATCGCGAGCATGTATTGAACCACATATTGAATCCGCATCCCTGGCATGTGTAACCACCAGAAACAGGAACTCCGCCCAAACCCGCTTCCGTGAATCCTGCTTCCTTCAACGCTTTCGCATCTGCAGAAGAATCAACATGGACCGTTCCATCCTTGCCTTGCCTGTAAACCTTGGAACCGCCGAAGCGCGCTCCCTTGATTTCCACTTCACGCATCGTGTCGTTAGGTGCAATCATCCGTCGCATTACATCCGTCCTTTCATGGGGGTCCGTAGGGGGTAGTTGAGGGACGGGGCTCTTCTACCCCCCACGGACATTCAGTGAATCAACTAGGCAGCGATGCCCGTGATTGCGCCGTTCCATGCTGGTGCGTAGCACACGAACGTGCCCTGCCAGTACGAGGACATCTGGTACTGGAAGTCAATGACAGGCCAGTTGATACCCATGTAATCCTGAACGTTGACGACGCTCCACACGTTGCTCACCTGTGAATCAGGGATCGGCAGCGAGTAGGAGAGAACGGCAGCGTTACCCTGCGGCATCCATGGATGAACAGTCATCGGCGTAACCTTGCCAGTGACCTCGTTCTGGATTGCAGTGATGACAGAACCGATAACAGCGTTGCCAACCTCATCCTGCTGAATTTGCAGGCGGTAGTTGGTGCTGTTGTTGTTCTTCAGCAACTCCGACAGGTTCTTACGGTCAGTGCCGTTGAACAGAATCTCGTCAGGGTCAGCCTTCACGGAATCGTACAGTGAAGCGAACAGCGTCTGGAACTCTACTCCTGGCGACGTTGCGTTAAACGAACCGTTGATGTCCTTGACGTATCCGCTGTTTGCACCCAGTACGGTCGGCAGGATGCCGTCGTAGCCGTTTGCGTAGGCGGAAGTGTCAGTCGTAGCGGTAGTCGCTGCAACAGTGGTCGGGAACGCACCCTGAAGGGTGAACGTACGCGAACCAGTGCGACCATCGTAGAACAGTGCGCTGTCAGCGGGAGCCGAAGAACCAGTGCCTGAGTAGACACGGTAGCCAAGAGCGCCAGTAACAGTGGAAGTGATCCTCACATCAGCGACAGTTCCTGCCGAAGCAGCAACCGAAGCAACAGCGGAGAGAACAGACTGACCAAAGTCGCCTGCATCCGAAGTTGCCTTAACGTAGATGTTCGTGCCAGCACCCGTGATTGCAGTCTCGCCAGTAACGGGAGCGCGGAGGGTAATGGTGATCGTCGGTGCAGCAAGCGCGCCTGAGAAACCACTGACCGAAGCGCCACGACCCATGAGGAGCATACGCTCTTCGAGGAGCATGGATGAGTACAGAAGCGACTGAGCAGACAGGGCGCGAACGTCCTGGAAGCCCTGGCCTGCGTACTGAGCAGCGAACGTAACGCTGTCCGACACACCGAACTCGAAGTAGGGGACGATCTTGTCGTCACCAGCGTAGGACATCTTTGCGCCACGGTTCAGGTACAGAGCGTTTGATCCACCAGGGGGAGCAAAGTTATTCTGAGTGCTTTCAGCGATGCCAGGATGGAAAACGCCAACGCCACCAGTGCCCGAACCAGTGATGCCAGTGATGCGCTTGAAGCGACGGGCAGTGCCTTGTCCCTTTTCACGCGGCAACTTGTTGCGAAGCGGGGTCGGACGCGGAGCAAGGTACTTAGCAGGAGCCTCAAGATCGAACGGAACAAGACCAGTACCAATGGGCGAACCAGTGGTAAGACCGTCACCAATGGTGATGTCCTTAACGATCTCGCGGGACTGCATAACCTGAGCCTGAAGCGAAGCAAGCGCGTCAGCGCCAATCGCCTTAGCGATAGCGGGATTTGCTGCAGCCTTCTCAAGTTCGGCCATAGCAGCGCCAGCACCCTGGGCCATGCCAGGAATGTGAGTGTTCGGAGTGAAGTCGCCACGAGCGCCAGCGTTCAGGGACTTGGTGAGTGCTTCCTGGAAGCCCTCAGCCTTAGCCGCAAGATCACGCGGGTCAGTCGTGCCGAACATCTCCGTTGCGGGAGGGAGTACAGACATGATGTTTCCTAACGGATTAGTTGGATTAGTTGTGTTCTGCTTCGCCTGCCAGCAACAGGTAACCCTCAGCAAGTGCAGGGTCAGTCGTTGCTGCAGCCTTAGCGCGGTAATCAGCAGCCTTCGCTGCCTTCACTGCGGATGCGTCCACCGACGGAACTGCCTTAGTGACAGTGCGTACGGGACCGCGTGAAGCAGACTTTTCAACCTTGCCAAGTCGCTCGTCAATTGCCTTGACGCTCTTTGCAACTTCTTCGGCGGAATCATCAGCCTTGCTCTTCACGTATTCTGACAGCATCGCTTCAATGCGCGCAACTGTCTCAGAGAGTTGTGAGAGTGTCGCCATTTCTTCTTCGACATGCTCTGACATCTCTTCCTTGCCTGCAACGCCAGCGGTTCCGTTCTCGCGGCTGGACTCTTCGCCCATTGCCTGTGAGGATTCTTCGCCGATCTCCTGCGAGGATTCCTCCATCGGAGCCTTGGCTTCTGCAGTTTCTTCAGTGGATTCCTCTGCTGCCATTGCAACAGGCTCTTCCATCATCTTCTCTTCAGTGGTCTCAGTTTCTTCAGCAGCCTTCAGCGTGGCGCAATCAACGCACTTGCCGTCGGTCATGTCGGCTGACATGCAACTCGCTCCGCACTCTTTACAATCTTCCATCGCAGCATCCTTCTCAATAAGGGTTTCCGTCTGCTGCATGATGCCGCCGACGCTCTTAGCCAATTCAAGCAGACATGACGGATTCGCGGGGCGATCCACCAGTGAGACTTCCACGATATCCCCGCCAACAATGCGCCCGCCAGGGGCGGCCTTGTCATGCGCAATACGCGGATCACGAATACCGATGCTGAATCCCTTAAGGACTCCAGCCTCAATCTTCATAACGGAAGACGGATCAACAACGCGAGCAGTAACGATGTGTTGTGAGCCGTCCTGCTGATACTTAGTCGCTACGCCAGCGGCGATGTTGGAGTGCTGTTCACGGATGTTTCCGAACTTGAACCAGGCAGGCATCGCATGGGACAGCCATTCGGGGTCGCAGATTTGCTGATCAACGTCAAGCGTGTCATCCGTGGCGATACCTGTAACGAGAAGTGTTCCGTCTTTCTGCTTCTCCTGCTTGATGATGCGTGCGAATACGCTGGTATCTACAGTCATGACGGCTGACCCATAGCCATAACTCCAACGACAACGCCTGTAGCGCCTGACATCGTTATTCCGTAAATGGACTCACCAAACGGGATAATCATTGACTGTTCGGCAAGTGCGGGAATCTGGTGACCTGCTGTAGTCCTGCTAACGGTGGAGTCGCCAAGACCCAACTTGATTGTAGCATCGTAGTTGTAAATGAATACCTGCCACATGTTAGGGCTGGTGCATCGCTGAGTAAACAGCGGAGTTGCGGCGTTAGTCGGGATCGTGACCTGCCTAGACACAAGAGCCATTAGTCCTCCAAGAACCAAACGTTAGCGACTTCCGCGCCGAGCAACCAAAACGCAGAAAGTCTGTGATGCCCGTCAATAATCACATTACGGTTGTCAGTAGCATACACGTTTGCGAATGCCCTGCGTCCTTCCTCAATCGCGCCAGGATTCATGATGAAGAACTCTACGCGCTTCTTTGTTAGTAGTGTCTGTGATGCGCAGAGATCAGATATGTCAACTGCCGTTACTGTGGAATCAACCCATACTTCAGGGTCAAGTTTCGGTCGTTTGACAATGCGCTGCCAGGGAACGGATATGTGGTCGGCATCCAGCATTGGGATAGCGTCTAGGTCGCGGAGTGCTTCTTCAATTGCAGAGCGTCCTGCCTTTGTAATTGTGGCAAGCGCACTCAAGTTAGTCATGGGCCGATTGGATGGACGCGCCTGATTAGCGTTATCGCAGAGGATCTGTCCTAGCCTGTTGATCTCTGGCTGAAGCAGCATTACTTCCTCACTTCCGTTGCGTAAATGTGCAGCACTCCATCTGCCCGTGTTTCAGATCTATCAACACGGAAGATGCTATTGCTAACGATCTCGTACTCGTTCTTGTAGGTACTGAATGGCGCAACGCTGAGTCCCGTCACTTCCTCTAAGTGCAGGATGATCGCTGTCTGTGGACTGTAATCAGCGCCAGCGAACTTCCGTGCGACTTCTTCCCTGGTAGAGAATGAACTTGAGTTCTCCTTATTCGGGAAGACGTCACCTTCCTTCAACTGTCGGAATTGATCAATGTCTAGGGAACTGACGTTGATGCCGCGATGCACTTCGCTGATGTAGGTCGGAGCATGGGACATCGCTTCTTGCACCGATGCGTTATTAAGGTAGGCCTGATCGTTAGTTGATGTGTAACTTTGCAACAGACTACGCACTTCTTTGACGTAGTCACTTCCAGTGCGTTGCGTTAGATAATCAGCATCTTTCCAATTCAGCCGTTCTTCGTGAACGTCAAACATGCGTTCAGCGAAGTTACGTATTTGTTCTTCCCTGGTTGCTGTAGTGGGAGTATTTATGTATTTCGGTAACGCTTCCTTCTGCCATTGTCCAAAGACTTCCTTCAGGTCTTTCATCTGGAACGTAGCCATGTTCGTTTCGTGTAACGGGGATGCTCCGTCTTGCAGGCTTGCGAGGTAACTTGCCATTTTCTGCTGATCGTAGAAATCAAGCGTGGCAAACTGTTCCGCGTAGTTTTTTTGCAGTTGCGTTAGTGCTGATTGCGTTTCGTGGTACGCCTTCATCTCTTCAGCGAGTTTCTGTAACTCTTTATCCGCTTCATACTGCGCTTGCTGCGCTGCGAGTTGCTGCTGATACAGCGGGTTCTGCTTATCCGCTTCTGCCTGATCCAGAAGTTCCTGTTCCCACGGCGCGAGTTCTAACTCGTTCAGTTCTTCAATACTGTCTGTGCCGCCAAACGCTTCAGCCAACTGCTCATCATTCAGTTCAAGTAACGGTTCTTCTTCAACAACCTGACCGACAACAGGAAGGATTACGCAGAGACAGTTCGGGTGCGCGGGGGGACCATCAATATCCCCGAACCCATCTTCCATATCGACTGGACCCATCGCTTCGTACTCAGCGCATATGGAGCATCCACCATCAGCAGTCAGCCATTCCACATACTTCAATCCACCATCACGGTAAGAATCTAAGGATGCTGCTGTTGTTGCGGAACGTATCTCCGTGCGCGCAACCATCTCATTCCACGGCGTAGTAGTGCCAAGGCGCACTAACGCTTCAGGCGTGGGGTTACTTGGATCGTTAGGAAGGTTGCCTATCCATCTGTCAATCGCTGTCGCTACAGTCCCCGTGCTGTCTCCGCGTGCAACGCCACGAGAAAGTATGTTTGCTAACTCCGTGTAACGAGTCTGCTCAATTCCCTTAATCGTTACGTAACGATTGTCTAGAAGGTTCTTCAATCCTGGAGCGTTTGCATCTCCAATAAGTTTCTTTGCTGCATCGGTATCTCCAGGAACCCATCCTCCCCAGGGAACTTGATCTGTGTAATCCGTTGTTACCGAAACATCTTTAGTGGTATCGCGTTGCCCCATGTGGGAAAGTCCGACAGCGAATCCCACCCATCCCGCTTCGTAATACATATCTTCGAAGACGCGTGCCATTTCTTCGCCGAACATTCCAGGCGCACGTTGCTCTACCCAAACATAAGGATTACTTGGCGCGTGTAGAGCAAACTGTTCGTAGAGTCGTGCGCTATCTACGCTTCCAAGTGAATCTAGGATCAGCGTCGTATACCGCGAAATCAGTTCCGCGTCCTGCGTCTTCCCCGACCAAGACTGAGGCGCTGTTTCCATTACTTGCCTTTCCGATTCTTGAAGCATCCTTGTCGGGGTTCAACCGATTGTAGACGGACTCTGCCCATGACTTCCCTGCATCGCCTCCCCACGCATCCCAGGCCACGCGTCCAGCAGACGGGAAGCCTTCCTCGCCTGAGTTGAATCCTGTTGCCTTCTTGTCTACTTCATGGCGTGCAAAGAAGGAAACCATTCGGCCAATCGTTTCCGCGCTAACGGATGCTCCGCGTGCGAGGTCTGCGGCGCGCTTCCTGCCAGTGTCCGTGAATCCTGAACCAGCGTGGCCTTCCTTGATCCATTCCAGTGCGCGCTTCGCTGCAGTCTGCGCGCCCTTCGGCGGGACAAAACTGTCTTCCGCCTTGGATGCCTTGAGCATGTGAGCGAGTTCGCGTGCTGCCTGCGGATCGTGCTTCGCTAGAACGTTAAGGCTCTTGGACTTTTCGGAATCCAGGAACTCGAACATGAACTCCCGCTTACGACTGCCCTTCGTCCACTTAGCGAACGCTGTCAGTTCAATCTGAATCGGATTAACGGTCTTATCTGGCTCCGTCATTCCTGCATCACCAGACTCGTCTTCAGTCTCAGGTGTGCCAGTCGGTATCGGTTCCAGGTTCTCTGTCTCTACAGGCGTGACAGGGAGACTGGAGGCTACTTCCTGCGCGTCGGCAACAGGCACAAGGTTGTTCGGGATCAGTGGCATGTCGGCTTCAGGGAAGTCGAACAGTGGACGGCCAACTTCAGCACGCGCCTCGTTCATTGTTATCTGACCTGACATCAGATCGTTACTGCGCCGCACCGAATCCAACTGATCATCCACACTAGATGAATCACGAAGCGTGAACGTTAGATCCTTCGGCATGTTCAGAAAACGGTAGGACAACTGATTCAGTAGGTCAGTGAGCCACAAGACAGTCGGACGCATACCTAACGTTTGCGCGGATGCGGCTTCGCCTTCCTGCACTCCACTTCCGCCAAGTCCGCCCTTCGGTGCGAATCCCAACTGTGTCGGCATAACACCGAAGTGACCACAGAGTTGCTTAAGGATGTACTCATCCTGGTCGGGATTGAACTTCGCATCAGGGGACGGCGGGAAGATGGGGGTCATGCCGTCAGGAAGCATACGAGCGCGGCGACGTTGTTCTGACTTACCCGATAAGTCATCATTCATGATGCGTTCGTAGCCGCGCAACAACTCAGGGTTATCACCGAACGTGGCATCCGTCGCCATAAACACATCGGGAGTTACACCATCTGTGTATTCGGTGCGGAGCCACTGAACGCGCTTCAGGTACAGGTCAATCATTGGAAGTGCGCGCTCTACTGCACTGTAACCGTACGGAGTGAAGGGGCGGCGTGTGCGTGGCGCGTAGATGATGTCGTCTGCAGTGAACTCACCGTCAGCATCAGCGGATGCAGTGAACTCTCCACGCGGGAATCCCCACAGGATTTGCT